AATTACACCTATACCTAGTAATGAACTGTTATGGATTTCCTGTAGGTGGTTTCTAAAATTAACAAACCTTCTGTCAGCACTTTGAAAACGAGTAGCTTTAAAGTTTTCACTATAAGATACCATCCCTAATTCTGTGCGTTTGGTAGTCATAGCAAAACCTGTGGTAGTGCCTAAGTCTAAGGCTAATATTATTTTAGTCATTTTCTAATTCTTCGATTTCAAAGCAGTTAATCATTTTAGTAGCGATAATTAATTTATCTAAATACCACTTAGCTTTCTTTAAATCTTCTACTTTGTTTTTATGGTCAGCTCGTGAGACATATTTTATAATGTTACCTTTGCAAAAGCCAGCTAATTGCGTTGGTGATAATTTAGCTTTTAAATAATCAAAAGTTTCTATGTCGCCAAACTTATAGTAATCTGGGTTTATATTATCTTTACTCATACCGTTTACTTTTTATAGTTAATACCTTCCCAACCTTCCGCAGCCACGGGGCAATCTTTAGCCCAGTTGGGTGTTGCTGCCATTAAATTACAAAATCTTTCTAGTGGGTTCTGTAATGTTGTTTGCTGTGGTACCTCTGCAACTAATTCGTCATGTACGGATAGAACAATATTAAAACCTTCATCTTCTATACGCAGCATAGCATCGGCCATTAAATCTCTAGCTACGGCTTGAGTTATATTCTCTACCAGTTTACCGCCGTATGTGCCATTACGAAATGCTTTACCCATCTTTTCAGCTAGATAGCTTAGTTCCATAGACTCACCCCAATCGTTTTGCTTCATCTTCAATTCTGGTTTATAATAGTGTAGACAACGGCCACTTGGTAATTGACACTTTAAGAAATCATCTTGCATAAACCAAATAGTTTTACCACATTCTACACGATTGCCAGTTCTCACCGCTGTGTGTGCAGCTTTCTCTTGATCGTACCAAAGTTGCCTAACATGATGATATGTTTGGCGATAAGTATTAATAGCTGTTTTAGCCAAATCCTCATGCACTTTAATACCCCAACTTAAACAAGTCTCGTAGAATTTAGGTGCGCCCATACCGTAGCCTGCACCAAGTATAGCAGCTTTACCTAATTGTCTTTGCTCTGCGGTTATATCTTTGACATCTACTCTATAAATTTTAGATGCCATATCTTTGTAAAGGTCCTCACCATTTCTAAATTGGTTTAGCATCTTCTCACTACCTGCAAGCCAGCCAAGAACTCTAGCCTCAATAGCTGCAAAGTCAGCAACCAATAGTTTCTTGCCTTGTGGTGCGCATACCATACCTCTTATAGCTGACGACATGAAACCCATTACATCATCGGTTAGCATCTCAATACTTGATGCGCTGCCTTGCTTAATTAGCTTGATAGCAGTAGCCATATCTTTAATATTCCCTCTTGGTAGGTTTTGGAATTGTACTAATTTACCAGACCATCTACCAGTTGAAGCACCATGGTACATAAGCACATCACGGATTCTACCATCTGGTGCGCAAGAATTCTTCATTGCTTCATATTTTGCAGTAGATGTTTTGCTTAATGCTTGGCGTATTTCTAATACTCTTTTAACCTTAGCATCTTTAACAGTTTTCAAAGCTTGCTCTACATCTGCTTTAGTTAGCCCAGATAATTCTTCGCCACGTTCTTTACACCATTCAAGGATTCTAGCTCGTTGGCCAACAGTAGTTATCTTGCCTTCGGTTAATATATCTAATTCTTTTTCTAGTTTTTCTGAATACTCACCTAATATCTTTAGTGATTTATTAACAGCATCTATGTCTATATGGACACCACGCTCGTTAATCTTTTGGTCTAACTGCCAAACTTTTAATTCTCTATTTGGTAGACCACCTAGTTTGTTTGCTATTGCGTACTCTGCCTCAACGTCTGATTTACAATAGTCATATAGTGTTTGGAATTTTTCTGGGTATTCTTGTTGCTCAAAGAAACCACCAACTCTTGGCTTAGGTTTAGAGAGTTGTAACATAACTCTTTTACCTTCATCATCTTTAATAGTTGAAAGGCCAAGTATCTTACCGGCACCGCCCAATGATCTAGGTAAAGCGTGGTATGCTGCAACACTAGCGGAACACCGCCACTGCTCCGGTTTAATCTCTGGCCAACCGTAACGTTTAACCATTATGTTTTGCCAAATAGCTTTTTCAAAGAAAGCGTTGTGAGCTTCTACTAAAGTGCCGCAACGGATAACACTTGGTAAGGTTAATGTACTAGGCTTATTCAAGTCTAGCTCCTCTGGTTTTAGTAAGTAAACTTCACTATCATATTGTTTAACAGCCATACAAAGTATCTCGGTACTTGGATGCAATGAATACACCCAAGCACCGGACTTCTTTATATCAACCTCTGATCTTGTTTCAAAGTCAATATAGATCATTTCTTACGCCAAATCCGTTTAATCCTATAGTCGATCAATAGCTTTATGATTTTCATAATAATCATTGTGCCAAAGAATGCGGCGATCCCAAGAGACGCTCCCAACACTTGCTGTTCCATAGAGTTTAATGTTTCCATACCTATCCTAATAAGTTTGAAGATTTATAATTATCTGGGTTGTCAGCTTCATCATCAATAACGTCAAACTCATCTTCCGCAGCTATACGTGGGGTGCCACTAAATGGTTCTCCATCTTTAACTTTTTGTACATTAGTTAAAGATAGTGAAACCCCTTTATTCATCTTATGATCATAAGCAAAAGGATTAAGACTTGCACGGATATAACAACCGCCATAGATTTCTTCTTCATTTAGGATTGGTTGTGTTTGAGCGTCAACAACGCCTGGCTTGCGAGTGTTCTTAACAGTGATGTAGATTTTACCTTTATACGCAAGTACTTCATTACCATTTTTATCACGTTTAGCATCCCCATCTTTAAAATTAGGGTGGTTAAACGTGGGTATTTTATCCCCCCATTTTTCTTTAGATACTTTATCTATAATATTTTTAAGTGGGGATAGATCCGTTTTCTTATCAAACAGTATATCTACTGAATAATAGTATTTACCATTATCCTCATTTAATCTTGGTGTGAAAAGTGTTGGGTAAGAAGCTTGCCCGATTGGAGTAATTACTTTATTAGTCATGTCATTACGTGTTATTAAGTTAATAAAAAAATTTAGCCTTCAATGACATCAAAGTCACTTCTAGCCGTTGGCTCCACAGCAGGCCTCTTATCGCTAACAGGCACCATTGTGTTACCGTTATCAGGTGTCTCACAAAGTGAGGCAACTAATTCCTTACCAACCAGCTTCTCTAATTGAGCTGGTGATTTTAATTTTGGATTGGTTAATAGAGTTTCTAGTGGTTGATCTTCCATTAATCTTTCTTTTGTTTTTTCTTCATCAATCCATTTACGATTAGCTCTTTTCTTAACGAGCTTGTAACCATCTATAGATTGGCCACGTTCTAATTCATTGAACGCATAAGACTCTACGGCTTTTAGCCATGAAGATATTACTGGTGCAAAGTCTAAAACCTTTTTAATATCAACTGGTTTTAAACTGTCTGGTTCTGGCAATATTATTTCTTCGTCTTTAAATTCTGCTTTAGCAACTTCTTGCAAACCTTCTATAAACTTGGGGCATATTGTTTGAGCAGGGCAAAACCTACACCATTCACCCCTATTTAAATCACCAGTCATTACCTTCTCTTGCTTAAAGTGCTTGGGGTCTAGGTAAACTGTTGTAGTTTCTTTTTCACAATCTTTAACCCCTTTCTTTAAAGTCTTAGCAAACTTATCAAGGTAGCCAACAGTAGTTACCCAAGATTTAATTGGTTCACCTGCCGCTCTTGGCTGAACGATAGTAAGTTTGATCTGACTATCGGGGTGTAAGTCTTGTAAATTGGCCGCACCTAAACCATAGTATGCTAGCTGTGTATTTTCCTCCGGGCTTACCGCAATACCAGCGCCATGTTTATAATCAATAACCTCAAGCATGCCAAGCATATCACTAAACACACAAGCATCATTGGTACCAAACATTTCGTCATGCACGAAAGCCAAACTAAATTGGGTTTCAATATAAGCTCTACCTAGCTTTGCTCTGCTTCTTACATAATCTACATAGACTGTAACCGCTTCAACCATATCTTCATTGACAAAGTATTTACTTCCGTCATCTAAAGTTATTTCTTGGTCAGCATAATCACTAGGGTTATTATTGTTCATTAAACATAACTCACCTAATTTGTGAGCTGCGGTACCTTCTTGAGCATAGACACTTGACGGCTGTGGTGGTAC